TTGTTCGTGCCAGCGCGTCATAATGACGATTATCGAACCGCCAGGGGCAAGCCTGGTCCTGGCAACGGAACGATACCAGTTCCAGTTCCGTCGGCGATACACGTCGGACAAGGCTTCGGCGTCGTTCTTGATAGGGTCGTCAATGATAATCAGGTCGAACCCGCGGCCAGTGAAGGGGCCGCCGATGCCCGCGACGAACATTCCCCCGCCGTATCCGCGAAGGTTCCAGCGGCCTTTCGCTTTCGTGTCGGCCCGAAGTTGAAGGCCCAATTCGTCTTCGTTGTCCGATATGGTTTCCTTCGCCTTGCCGCCCCATTCGGAAGCGTATCCCATTTCGTAAGACGCCAGGCCGACCTTCTTCCAGGGAAACTTCTTCAGGAACCAAACGGTCGTCCAGTGTGACACAAGTTCGCTTTTGCCGTGTTGGGGCGGGACCGTTATCGCGAAGAAGCGTTGGCCCAGGGCGACTTCGGATATTCGGTCGGACAAGTATTCGATATGTGGCGGCCTGGTATATGACCCCCTGGAAATGTGTTCGGCCAGGGAAGCGGGGGTCCTGGACCAGTCGCGGGCGTTTTCCCGTTGACGAACTTCGACGGCGGAAGCCGCGTCCTTGAAGTGGTATGCCTGGCGTGTTATCATTCGGGCCCCCATTCAATCGTTACTTCGACCAGGTCCGCGTATTCGTCGGGGTCCTGGTCAACCAGATAATCAATGACGGGTATCACTTCGAACCCTATCCCGAAGCCGAATGAAGCGTTCCGTTCGACCGACGCCTTGACCTTTTCCGCCTGGTCCCTGGTCATAAAATAGCGGAACCTGGGCGGCGGGTCAACGTGGAAGTCCCCCTTCCAGGAATGGGTTTCCCCGTGGTCTGGTTTCCCCGTGAAGACTTCGGGCTTTACCAGGTCCGCGACGGCTTCCTGGGGCATGGTCGGAAGGGCCTTCAGTTCGGGACAACGGCGGTGTATCCGATACGGCCGCTTCTTCCCCCTGGGGCGGACGACCTGGACGTTCCCCTTGTTCAATGGGAAGCCGCATTGCGGGCAATCGCCTTTCATTTGTCCCGCCAGTGTCCCGTCAAGCGGATAATGACCACGAAGCGGTCCGTGGACGTGTATCGGGTCCCGCCCGTCGGGACTTCGGTTTCTTCGGCTTCCTGGAAGACTTCGGTCTTCAGTTCCAGGATACGGAAGCGTCGAAGGAAGCGGCGGACTTCCCCGACGAAGGTGTGTTTCCTTTTCCATTCCGTCATTATATACCCCCTTCTTCTTCAGGAAGCCAAATGTTCAACTTCGTGAAGAATTGGAATCGTTCTTCTTGATAAAACGGGAAGGTCAATTGGCCCTTTTCTTCAGCCGTCCGAAGGTCCACGTCGCGAAGCGGGGTCCCCGACCTATGAAGGAATAATTGTCCGTCGGGACGGCCTTCACGAATAAGGTCGTCGGCGTCCAGGACGTCCTTCCATACTTCGGGAAACTGGCGAAGTTCATTCCAGCATTCGGTCGAATGGAACGGGCAACCTACACAAGACGACCGCGGGACCACGCGGCCAGGGTAACGGTCGGCCAACCATAACAGACAATCGTTGCGGGACATTCGCTTTTCAATCAGCGGGAAGGTCTTGTTTTCCCACTGGTTGCTTGACGGCGTCGCCCGCTGGTATTCGTCAATACTTATTCCGACCCATAATTCGACTTCGGCCTTCGGTATGCGGGCCCTGGGGCCGACGTCCAGGAGTTCCCGAAGTTTCCGTCGTATCGGCCGCATTTTATAAACTTCTGTGCAATGGCGGCGACCCATTTGAAGCTTCCCGTTCCGCCGCATGAATAGCGGTATTTGCTGGAACCTGGTCTTCATTTCGGCCGCGTTCAATAGGTCGTCCCGAACGTTTCCGCTTGATACCCGAAGAAGCGGAATGCCAGCCTTCTTCGCTTCGTCTTCCAGGAAGTTCAAGTGTGCGTATGTCCGCGGTTCTTCCCAACCCGTGTCGGCGAAGATTGCCAGGGCGGGCTTTTCTAATTCCCCGCGACAAGCCATAAGAAGGATTGTCGAAGACTGGACGCCCGCCCCCAATGATAAGACTTTCATTCGGACCCCCGTTCGGGAAGGGCTTTGGTCTTCCCGTAATAAGTGTTCAAGACCTGGTCCCCCCGCGTTATGAATTCGCTTTCCCGCTTGCGGACCAGTTCGGGCGGGTCGTTCGTGATAACGTTCACGGCCAGGAAGACGGCGAACATATCCTTGACCAGCGGGGGAAGGACTTCGATAATGACTTCGGCCTTCGACGTGGCAAGTCCACGCGCCAGGCGTTCCCCGTATTGATACGTCGTCGCCAGCTTCCCGATTGTCGCCAGGTCAATGTCCAGGGTCGGGGCCAGGCCCGAAGTGACCTGGTCTTCGATTTGCTTCTGATACTTCCGAATTCCCGCCGTGACCAGGGCCCCTATATCCTGGAAGGTCCGAACGTGTTCTTCGGTCATTCGGTCAACCTGGGTCTGGACGTCCTGGAAGTCCGCGCTTTCATGCCTGGCGGCCCGTTCCAATATCTTCGCTTGCCAGCCGTATTCGGACGAATAACGTTCCAGGGTCTTCAATGAGATTTCCGCCCCGACGCCGCGGACAAGTCCCCACAATCGCTTCAGGGTTCGGTTGACCCCCATTTGTTCATATACCAGGAAGAAGTATTCCTGGCGTTCGTCGGCCCGAAACGCGTTCCACGGACGGGGCGGTTGCTTCTTGTGTGACTTCTTTTCAGGCATTGACGGACCCTTCCCCTTCCCGCTTCCATTCTTCCCAGGAAGAAAAGCCGTTGACCCGCGGGGAAGTGTTGTCCCGACCTGGGTTCATTGCGGGCGTCCCGTCCTTCTTCAACCATATTCCCGAAAGCTGGTATCCTTCGCCGCCGTATTGTTGGGCGTGTATAGCGTCAACGCGGCCCCGTTGCCCCAGGCGGTTGACCAGGACTTCCCCGACCTGATAAGGGCAAGCGTCCAGGGCCAGGCGAAGACGCAATCGGAAAAGGCGGGCGTTCCCTTCGGAAAGCCGTTTCCCCAGGTCTTCGATTTCCGCCTTGATTTCGGCGGGCGTCATATCTTCGGGCTTCTTCATAGTGTCGCCCCCTTCCCGTGTCCGTGGTTGGTCCCCCCGACGGACGTCCGTTTCCCCGCAATGACGGCCTGGCAATGCTTACACGTCGGCTTGTGGAATGCCGCGCCTTCTGATTGAAGCGCGGTCGCGGGGTCGCCGAACGTAAGCTTGAAGACGTCTTCCAGGTCTTCGGGGGCGAAGGCTTCCCAATCACAAGCCCGTATCGGATAGCCGAACGGTTGTCGGTATAGGTGAACGCGGTTCCGCTTTTGTCCCCCCTGGCGGGCGATAAGCGCGGGTCCTTCCAGTCGGGCCAGGTCTTCACGGGTTGGCGTCGTGTCCATATCAAGCGTTCGGATATTGACGACCGTGGTCGGGCGGGTTGACTTCGGTATTATCGAAATGTCGCGTCCGTTGACCAGTATCGTTTCCCCTTCCTTCGCTTTGTCTATTGCTTCCATGACCGACGTTATGGCGTTTAGCCGTGACCGCCAGGCTTGCCCCTTCGTCCCGTTGTGGAAGTCAATCCGAATGAGTTCGCCGCGGTCTTCCGCCAGGACGAATTCACAAGGAAGCGGGGCATGGTCCGCGGCCCGAAGTTGAATGCCAACCCCGCGCCAGGCTTCGAAGACAAGTTCTGTGCAAATGAAAGCCTGGTCCCTTCCGTATGGAACGTCTTCGGGCTTCATTCGCCGCGGGGCTTTCCCGTGGACCAGGCGGTTGACCTGGAAACGAAGGACGCCGACCAGAAGCTTGACGTATAGCGCGAAGTCGTATCCGTGACGGCCGAACCTGGACGCCTTTTCGACGGCGATTTCCCCCAGGTATTCGGACGACCCCGACGCGTTCAACCGAAGCTTGTGGTTCCTGAAGACCGTCCAGAATTTCGCGTGTTCTTCGTTGACCCTGAAGACCTGATAATCCCGCTTCGCATACCAGGAAAGGCGGCCCATTCGGGGACCCGTCGCCAGGCTTTCGATTATGGAATAATCGTCTTCGTCTTCCAGGTATCCGTCAATCAATAAGAAGTGATACAAGTCCGTTTGTGGTTCGAATAGGTGATACGCCAGCTTCCCCGTGAACCCGTAATTCTTGACGCCGACGACGTCGCCAGGTTGGTATATGACCCGTCGGTCTTCGTCGTGTTCGACTTTCATGGTTGTTTCCCCCTTTGCGCTTTTCGCGCTTCTTCGATAGCCTTGTCCGCCATGCCAGGCTTCGGAATGTATAACTTCGGCCCCGCTTCGGTCGCTGGTCCTTCTTCCACGGCTTCGGGCGTCTTCGTATGGTCCAGAATGAACATGACGTCCGCAATCAAAGTCCTATGCTTCAGACACGTTTCGGGCTTGCCTGGTTCCTTCGCGAAGATTTGTCCGCAACCAGGAAACGGACAACGGAAAAGCGGTTCCCGCTTCGAATTGAAGACTTGCTTTGTTTTCTTGTGATTATTATTCGCCATTGATACCCCCTTCAAGATTGACTTCGAATAGCTTCAACGCCCCCTTGTATGGGACGGGCGTTTCGTATCGGTTCGCGTCGGCCAGGTGAAAAGCGTTCGGGCCTGAATACCAGCGCGACCCGTTAGCGTCCCCGACGACGCAATCAACCAGGGTCGCTTCGCCGATTATCGCCCCGCGAATGAAGTCGCGGTCCGCATACCAGGGAAGGACCAGGCCCAGGCGGTTTTCGTTTTCGGCAATCCATTTCCAGCCCGCCATATCGAAGCCCTTCGACGCGTGAATATAAAAGCGGCCGCGGAAGGTTGTCTTCCAGGTTCGGTTCTCGACGTCCTTCCCATTGAAGACCGCCCAGGCCCAGGGTTGCTTCAGTGATAACGCTTTCAATCCTTCCCCCTTTCGTATTCGACGAACGGCGTGTCGGCCCGCAAATATAGCGGGTGTTTCGGCCAACCGCCCGACGTTTTCCCCAGGCAATAGACGGGCTTCCCGACCAGGGCCAGGACTTCGACGGGCCTTTTCCCCGCGAAGTAACCGAAGTGTCCCCAACCGACCAGGGTCGCCCCGCATAGTTCCCGCATTCTTCGAAGGGCCGTGTCATTCGGTCCGCCAGGAAGTTCGGGCGACGGCTTCAACCATAAGACGGTCGGGTCCGCGGAAACGATACTGAAAAGGTTCCCGACGAATAGGCCGCCGTATCCCCTTTCGCGGGCGAACCTGGCGACGCGTCGAATGGTCGGGTCGTCCTGGCGGTCGGTCGCCGTGGACGGGTTCAATCCGACGAAAAGAAGCGCGGGTTTCGCCTGGTCCCATATCCGCCAAAGCGCGACACGGAACCGCCGCGTCCCGTCGCTGAAGGTCGCCCCGCTTATGCTTCCGCCGATATTCATTTCGACGCCCTTTCCATTGGGCAAAAGTCGCAACGAACGCGCTTCGGGAAGTTCGCGGAAGCCTTTCGGCTTGTCGAATGGCCGCATTCAAGCTTCGCGATATGGGCCCCGCCGTTGCGTCCCCCTGGAATATAAGCCCCCCATTCGACGACCTTCCGCCAGGGCTTGTTGTAGCTTGTCATTTCGACCACTTCCTTTTCACACTGGCGACGGCGGCTTCCAGGGCGGCGTCGCGTCCCGACTTCGGAAGCAAAGCAACGAACCAGGCCAGGAAGCCCGCGACAATCAAGTATAATCCCCATAACAAAGCTTCGCGTCGTTTCATTTCGGGACCTTCTTCCCCTGGGCGTCGCGCTTCCAGGGAAAGCCCCCAATGACGTTCCGCGGTCGGCGTAGTGGAACCGCCCCAGGGACGCCGCGGCATATCGGGCAAACGGGGACGTCCCGTTCCCAATCAACTTCGACCGCGTTGACCGCTTCAAAGCGTTCCATTCCTTGCCCGCATTTCGAACAAACGATAATGTCCATATTGTAACCCCCTTTTATTTCGGGATTTCCCCGACTGTTATTCCTTCAGGTTGGCCCAGGTATCGGGCCAGGTCCTTCTTGATATAGTAATTCGCCCCCAGGCGGTCCAGAAGCTTGACGACGTCCTGGGCGAATAGCTTCCAGTCAATCGGCGGCGGAACCAGGTCCCGCGGAAGCTTCCTGGAATAGTTCAACGTCCCGACCTTGAAGACGTCCACAATCGGGGCGGTCCGTTCAATCAAGGCCAGGGTTTCCGACTGGTCAATGACGGGTTCGCATGATACCCAGGTCCCAATCCCGCGGACCTTCGCGTCTTCCAGGGACTTGATACGCATTGAAGGAAGACCCGCCCCTGGTTCCCATACGCGGGAAAGCTTCGGGTCCTGGAAGGTCAAGGTCGTTCCGAATAGGTCGGCGGGCCCCAACAAGTCGAAGTCCCTGGTCGCGGGCCAACCCGCTTTCGTGAGTATCGCGACGGGAATTCCGTATCTGTGAAGTTCTTCAATTGCCCGCCTGGTCAATTGGAAGTCCCGTTCGGCGGGTTGATACGGGTCCGTTATGAAGGACAAAAGGACGTGTCGGTCGTCGCCCCTGGCGTTCATTCGTTCGGCGTCCTTCCGCAAGTTTGCCAGGGCCCCGTCGCCGCCTTGCCTGGGGACCGCGCGGCCGTGGAATTCCTTCGGGTCCTTCCGCATGATTTCGGGCGCGAAGCAATAGACGCAAGCGAATTCGCAACCCGTGTATAAATTGGCGGCCAGTTCGAAGTATTCCCTGGCGCGGCCCTTCGTTTCGTATATCATTTCGATTCGCCCCTTCCCGTCGTGTGACGTTCGACGACGTCGTTCAAGGCTTCCGACCTTGCCACGATAGCGCGAAGGTCTTCGGCTTCAATCAGGACGGGACAAGTCAAGCTTTCCAGTTTGTCTTCGCCGTCCCCCTGGTAATACCAGACTTCGCCCTGGCGTTCCCGATGTAACGCGGCGACTTCATTTTGAAGCTTCGCCGCTTCCTTTTTGACGTCGGCCAGGGCCGCGTCCAGTTCGTTGAATATGTCCATTTTGTCGTCCCCCTTTCGATTGATAACATTCTTCGTGGTAGTAAACGGTCGTCGCGTAAGACGACCCGCAAGTTGATTGCCTGGACATTGTCTTGACCGCCTTTTCGCCGACGGCTATCTTCCGCGCTTTCGGGCAACGCTTGAAGTGGCAATCGTGTTCGGCGGTCGCTGTGAATAGTGTCGCGTTCATTTCATCATTCCTTCCAGCTTCAGCATTCCCCCATGATATACGCCTATCCCCAGGGCGTCGTATTCGTGGTCGGTCAATCCCCTGGGAAGCCTGGGGAACCTGAAGCAAAGATTTTCCTTCGTGGTTTCCTTCGACGCATGGGACGACCCGACGACGCCGTTCTTCCAGGTCGCGGGGTTGTAAGCGGCCAGGACCAGGCCCGCGCCTTTCGCCCATTCCTGGATTGAACGGAAGACAATCTGAAGGCCCGCAATGTTTCGGTTTCGGTTGGTCCCATGCCAGGCGAACTTCACGTCTTCGATTGCGATTTCCTGGAAGTCGTATTGCTGGACCAGGTGAATCAGTTCGTTGATAATGAACTGGAAGCGGAAGGAATAGTCAACCTTCCGCGTGTCAATCTTCCCCCAGGCGACCAGGGCTTCGTCCTGGAAGACGGACCAACCCGTGAACGTTGTTGAAGGGTCAAGCGATATAAACCTGGTCATACCAGAACCCCCTTTCGCCGACGGGCGGCGAATTCTTTTTTCAGGCAAATTCGGCAATGGACCCGACCAGGCGCGGGCGGCTTCCCGCAACGCGGGCAAAGCCCCGCCTTTCGGTTCCGTTCCTTATAGGTCCGCCGATATTCGGCTTTCAATTCCCTGGGGACCAGGGCCAGGCGGCGGCGGTTCCCTTCCAGGCAACTTTGACAAAGGAAGCCGTCGGCGTCCCTGAGGCGGCCGCATTGGGGACAATCCCCGCGGCGAAGGTTGGCATAATAATTCTTCATTGTGAACGTCATTTGGTCTTCCCCTTCCCGCGCCAGCTTTCGCCAGTTATCACGGCCGACGCGCCTTCCTTGACGCGGTCCAGGATACGTTCGGACTGGTCCGCCAGCTTGTTCGCTGTCATAACCAGGGGAAGGCGTTCGCGGTATCGGTAGTCAACCAGGGCGTCCAGTTGGGCGTCCCGCCAGGCCGTTCGATTGTGGGCCCCCAGGTCGTCCAGGACAACCAGGTCGGCGGCCTTCAACCTGGACCAGAAGCGGCCGTATTCCTTCCCGTCTTCCAGCTTCGATTGAAGGTCGTTCAATAGTTCTTCCGCCTGGTAGTATATGACGGTTTCGCCCGCTTCCAGGAACCCCCAGGCGATAAGGTATGCCAGGGTCGTTTTGCCGACGCCTGGAACGCCAATGAAAAGAAGAAGCGGCGGGTCAATCCTTTCGACCAGGAAGTCCGTCGCGGTCCGTATGGCCTTTCGGTTGCCTTCGGTTTCCGTCAAGTTCTTGAACTTCAACCCGCGGCTTGACTTCGGGACCCGCGACGCCTGGACGTTACCTTCGACCCGTTGCTTCCAAAACAGTTCCCGCTTTTCTTCTTCGTTCAATTCAGCCCCCTTTCCTTCGCCTGGGCGACCAGGTCGCCTTCGGTCGGAAGAAGGGAAGCCTGGCGGCCGAATATCGGTCGGGTCGGCTTTCCAATGTCTTCATTGACATATACCATTGACACGAAGACGGGCTTCCCATTCACGCCGCGCGACGAACATTTCGCTTTCCAGGCGTCCATTATGTCGCCTTCAGAATACCCCCGTTGAAGCATTCGCGCAATGGCTTTCGCTTCCTTCCCGTGGTTCGGAATAGGGTCCTTGTCCGTCAACGTCGGATAGTTGAAGAAGACTTGCATTCCTTCAAAGAAGACTGAATAATCCCGTTTCACATTGGCGCGGGGGGCCTTCGAAGAAGCCCCTTGTTCTTCTCTGTTGTTACTCTCTGAAGTTTGTTTCTGGTTACTCTCTGGTAACGGGTTTTCGTGCGTAGCTTGTGCCTGGTCCGTAAGTGTCGGGTTGACACTATGCAACGGGTCAAGTTGACCCAATGGAAGGTCCATATTGACACTTACGGAAGGGTCAATTTGACACAATAGGGAAAGCCTTTCATGGTTGACCCGATACCATTTCGTTCGGTCAATGTTCGACTTGTTGAACCGCCCTTTGACCAGGAAGCCCGCCTTTTCCAGACGCGCGAATATCCGCTTCAAAGTGGAAACGGACCACAAGTTCGCGAATTGTTCGGACCAGGCGGCGAACGTGTTATACGTCCAGAAGAAGCCGTCTTGTTCGTTGCGGCCCGCCCGCTGGTTCAATATAACCCAATAGTGGACTTGTTGAAGGACCAGGGCTTCGTCAATGCCGTTGAACCCTGGGACCCCCTTCAGCAACCGCGCCAGTTCGGGAATAAGGACCAGCGGCCGTTCGTCGTATAGTAAGCGACTTTCGGCCCCCATACTTTATTCCCCCTTTGGCTTTTCAATGTCGAACGAACCGACTTCCAATACCCGAATAAGCTTGTTTCCTTCGGGCGACGGTTCCAGAAGGTCCAGGGCCGCGCTGATTTCGAACGGTTCCGAAAGTTCCTGGGCGACGGCCCCGCAATTCTTGACGCCCGATACGACGGCTTCGGTCGGGCTCATTCCGCGGCCAGCGGCCGACTTGATTTCCCCCGTCCCGTTGACGTATTCAATCAGGACGCCGAAGGGAAGCTTTTCTTCGGGAATATGGTTGAACGTGACGCCGTGTATCTTGACCAGTTCTTCGGGTTGAACGACCTGGACGGCGGTCGTTTCCTTCGGACTGGACTTGCCCGTCTTCTTTTCCTGGGCCTTCCCCTGGGGAATCGTGGCGGGAACGGCGGCCTGAAGGACTTCGACGGTCTTCGCCTTCGGGTCGAACTTGAAGTCCATTGCCGATTGAGGCGACGCGATTGTCGCGGAAAGGCCCCCGTTCGGTTGGTTCAATAAGTTGACCAGGCGGAAGATTTCGAAGGGGTCAACCCTTGCGACGAACTGGACCCCGACGACCAGGTGGCCTTTGTCGTCCAGGGCAATCGGAAGCTTCAGATTTGAAATGCCGTTGAATGTAATTGATACGGCCAGCGGTTGAATGACTTCGGTCTTCTTCGTGGTTGTGACTTCGGCCTTGTTCGTGGTTTCGGGCTTGCTTTCGGTCTTCTTGACCATCATATATTCCCCCTTTTCGGATAAAAAGGGAACCCGCCTTAAAAATTTGACGGGTCCCGTCGGATAGTTTCGCCGTTGAAGTATCGCGTAAAATGAGTGATAACAAACAACGCGACGCCATGTTCGCCGTAACCCAGGCGGACCGCTTCGTCGTGAAGCATTCGGTCAATCCCGACGTCAATTCGCCAGTTCCGATTGACCTTGCCAGGGGCGACTTTGCCCTTCTTGTGTTCGGTCTTGTTTACCATTTGAACCCCCTTTCGTTTTCCTGATTGTAACGCCCGCGTCCCGCCTATGTCAAGCCCGAAGCGTCCCCTGGAATTCCGCCCTGGTCGAATATTTGGGAAGGCCCCTTTTCGGAAGGGTCCCCTTTCCCTGGTTTTCCTTCGGTCCTATGGGACCAGGGTTCGCCGTGTCCGAAGTGGCAAGGCGCGCAACGAATGACGCAATTGTCGCGGGTCGTTTTCCCGCAAGCGGAAAGCGCGACCTTGTGGACCAGTTGAAGGCCGCGGAAGTCTGGTCGCTTCAGGCAACGCGGGCAAAGGATAACGTCGCCGTCCCTGGGGCATTCAAGAAGAAGTTCCCGCTTCAGTTTCCGACGGCGGGCCAGTTCTTCCTTCCGACGCTTGACCTGGGCCCTAGTCGGCGGCGGGTCCGCGGCGGGCATAGGAAGGACGCCCCGCCTTCGACGGAAGGGCGTCCTTTTCAAAGGCGTTCGCCGCTGAAGCGGCTTGCCTGGTTTCAATTCCCGTCCCTGGTTAGCTTGTCCCATTCAGGGTCGGACGGGTCCTTCTTCTTCTTCGAATATGCCTGGACCTTCTTCCAGGCGTCTTCCAGGTCGGTCAACTGGTCGGCGCGTTCGACCTGGCAAGCTTGCGCGACTTCCGCGGGGTTGACGGGCGGGACCAGTTTCGCCGCCCTGGTCAATAGGTCCCCGACGTGTTTGACGGGGTCGGGGGGCGGCGGATTGTCCTTCGATACCCCCGCGGGCGGTTGAACCGCTTGTCGTGTATCCTGGGCCCGCTGGACGGGCTTTGCCGCGGTTGCCTGGGTCGGTTTCGCCAGGAAGTTGTCAAGGGATTGTTCGACGGCCTTCCAATACTTCCCCAGGATACGGGTCCAGATTTCAGGGTCCAGGGCCAGTTCTTCCAGGTTCAAGTCGGCGGGGCTTGTCAACAATCCCCCGACCTGGGCGATTGCCGTTTGTCCTTCAATGGAAAGCCGCTTGACGGCTTCCAGGGCCAGGTCGTCTTCCAGGCTTCGCTTCCAGGAACCGCCCCCGCCGCCGAATTGCTTCCTGGAAACGGGTTGACCCTGGTCGTCATATACCTGGACAATGGTTCGGTCGGGACCATAATCGCTTTCGGGCCTGGGGCGTTCTTCAATGTCGGCGACAAGGTTCGTCTTCCCGCGGACGAAGGTCTTCAGGTCCCCGTTGAAGATAGTCAAGCGAAGGTCCTTCCCCGCCATTGGGTCGCCTTCAGGAAGGGAAAGGTTGACGGCGTGAACGCGGTCCAGTTGCTTCGTCCCCTGGGAATAGGGGACGTCCATTTCGATATTCGTTATTGAAAGGCGTTGCTTCGGGATTGTCGTTCCTTGCGGTCGGTCGGCCATTATAGGACCCCCGTTCCGACGGTCTTGACGACCGCCCTGTATTGCGGGCAACGCGGGTTCGTGCAACGGATAGCGTCACGGTATCGGTTGAAGGCGGTCCGCTTCAGCGGCCGTTCGCAACCTGGACAAGCCCCGCGGTCGGTCGTGTCTTCCTGGAACCGCTTCGGGTCGGGACGGGCGGGAAGGTCGGCCCGCATGGTTGCCAGGTCCGCTTCCCCTTCGCCTTCGTTCAAGTGGTTCAGTTCGGCGGGCTTTCCGTCGCATTCGTCCTTCGGGCAATCTTCGAAACAACGGGGATAATTCCCCAGGTGTTCGACGTCACAAACGCGGGGTTCCCCCTGGTCCCCGCCAGGCTCATTCGGACCCTTGTCGTCGCCGTCATGGGCGGCGTCGGGACCTTCCCCCTGGGGCGGTTCCGCGGGCGGGTTCTTCTTCCCCTGGTCGGCGGTCGGGAAAGTGTCAACGTTCGCCCAGGTCTTACATTCGACAACGCGGTCGGAACCTTCTTCTTCCCCGAATTTCGGGGTCCCTTCGCATTCGCCGAATTCGAACGCGCAAGTATCGCAAAGGTTGACGTCGGGGTCGGTCGTGACCTTCCCTTCAGGCTTTGGGACGTTGACCGTGGTCTTCATCGTGGACGGGGCCTTTTGCTGGTTCGACTTGCGGCGTTCCGCCTTCTTTTCCGTCTTTTGCTGGTTCGTAAGTTTCTTCGTCATGGTTTCATTTCCCCCTTTTATTTCGTTCTGATTGTGGTTGACCGTTCGTTGTAGAATTCGACCCCTGGAATGACGGCGGTCCCTTTGCTGGACCTGGCCTTCGCGTTCAACGTTTGCATATCCGCCAGCTTGTAAGCGTCGTCAAGGTCCTTGAAGGATACGACGCGGGCCTTCCAGTTGTCCCTTCCCCCCAGGGTCCCCAGGTCCGTTCGGGTCCGTTCGGGCGGGGGCGGCGGGGCCTGGGCCGTGTTTAACGGGACCGTGATTTCCCCCGTCCCGTTGTTGGCCGCTTCTTCCTGGGCCAGCTTGAACTTTTCGTCTTCAATCCGTCGCGCTTCGGCGACCTGGGCCCGAACCTGGTTGTCGTATTTCGTGACTTGCCCCCTGGTCAATCGGTCGGCTTCTTCGACGGGAAACATTATGTCGTTGAATGCCTGGTTGACCTGGTCAAGCTTCGCCTTCAGGGGACCGACCAGTTCGGTCTTCCTGGCGAACATTGCCTTTTTACAAGTCGCGATTATCGCCAGGTCATTCGTCGCGGGCTTCAGGTCTTCGTTCGTGGCAATGACGCGGTCCTTCGCGACCCGAAGAAGGGACGCGGCTTCATTGTAAAGCTGAAGCAATTCAGGGGCGGGTTTCCCGACCTGGCGTTCAATCGTTATCAAGGCGGGGGGGATAACCGTTCCTTCTTCCAGGTCAACGGCCAGGACGACGGTTGCTTCTTCCTGGGGCGGTTCGTAATTGGGTTCGGGCGGGGCCAGCTTGAACCCTGGACAAAGCGGAAGCGTCGGGTCGTTTTCCAGGGAAGCGTTTTCGGGGACGGCTTCTTCGTTGCCGCAACCCCCAGGTTCGGGGTTGTCGTGTGAATAGTTCGCGGGAATGCTGAAGCCGCAATCGGCGGGGCAATGGAAGCGTTCTTCGGGCTTCAGGTCGAAAAGACCTGGGGCGTTTCCAGCGAATAGGTTCGGACCGCCGACTTGACTTTCGGGCAAAGTGAACGGGACTTCGGTCGTTTCGATTTCGACGCTTTCCTGGTTGGTTGGGACGGACGGGTCGGGGCGTATGGACCCCGACGGAATGGTCTTGACGCGGTCCCTGAAGGCGGCGATTTCCGCGTCGGGGATATTGACGGCGGATACCCTGGCCTTCGTCGCCCCGTAAGCGGTCGGGACCTGGACGAATTCGCCGACGTCCAGCGGGTCAACCGTGAAGAATGAGTATTCGCGGCCAGCGGCTTCGCCCTTCGCGTCGGACCAGTATTGAACCTTGACGATAAGCGGGACGTCCAGGGCGGCGTCCATTGGAAGAACGCTTGTGTCTTCGGGTATCGTCCCCGACCGTTCGGCTTCCAAAGCCGCTTCCTTCCTTCGGCGTTCTTCGATACATTCGGGGCAACCTTTGTCCAGGTCGAATTCCCCATGCGGGCAATGTCCGATTATCATTTTGAACCCCCTTCCTTCAGGACGTAAACTTCCCCGCAATCTGGACAACGCTTTCGGTCGAATGCGGGCCAGGCCGAAACGTGGTTCGACTGGTTCGAACAAGTGAATTTGTCTTCCTTTCCTTTCATGGTTTCCTTCCTTCCTTCCTTTCGTTATTTGGGACCAGGCTTTGACCCCTGGCCCCATTGTATCGCCGTTGTAATGCCCGTGTCAACCTTGTCAATTCAAGCGGGCTTTGGTTTCGGGGTCGTCCTTCGCGTGGTCCTGAAGGACGTTGACGACTTTTAGGTCAATCCAATTGACGCCAGGCTTGCCATGTAAGACGGACCAAAGTTGAAGGGTCGGGTTCCCTTCGAATGCCTGGCGAATGTCTTCCCGTTCGTTGGCCTGGCGGTCGAATTCAATCAAGTCGGCGTGTTCTTTTTCCAGGCGTTTCAGGTATGCGCGGCGGATACGGCGGGCGGTCAAGAAGCGGCCAACCAGGTTCCAGCGGGCGGGCGGTTGAAGCTTCTTCGCGCAAGCCTTACATATCCCGTGAGTGGTCCCCGTGACCCCCTTCCCGTCCTTCGTCCCCAGGTCCGCCCCGCACCACGCGCAAACGACGTTCATTGTGGTTTCAAATTCCTTCTTCATTGTGCCCCCCTTTCAGCGATAAACGTTCCCGTCCAGTGGTTCGGACGGGTTTCGACTTTGTTCTTGTTGGTCAAGACCTGGACGACGATTTGGTCCAGGCGTGACGTCGCTTCGAAGTCCTGGAAGTCGGCGAAGCCGAACCCCGCGTCTTCGTAATTGTCGGGGCCCAGGACCAGGGCGAAGGGTATCGGGGCGACCAGGTCATTCAATGGACCGTGGTCGGGGACCTGGTATTCGCAAGGTCGGCCGTCCAGGTAAGCGAAGACGACCAGCAATCGGTCGAACTTCAGGCCAGGGATTGCGGGGTCCGCCTGGCGAATGGTCCCCGTTATGGACCAGGCTTCGGGCGACCTGGTTTCCTGGAAGTCGGTCACGACGAAGGACGGGACGGCGAAGACCTGGTCTTCCTGGGACGACTGGTTCATAAGGTCCGCGAAACGCGGGACCCCCGCCGACGGCTTTCCAGTCGCGACGGGGGCGTTCGGTTGGCAACCCAGGGCCCCAATGAGAAGCCCCAGGACGGCCATTGCAACGATTGTCTTCTTCATTGATATACTTCCTTCAACAAGCGGCGGGACCCGAAGCCCCGCCGCCCGTCGTTCCGTTTTAACTGGCCCGAAGCCCTTCATTCAGGACCTTCGCGGCGACCCGTTCCAGGTGATACTTGTCTTCGCCCTGGTATCCCTGGGCGGCCCTGGTCAATGAGTTGGTCACGCCGAACAAGGTGTTTTCGGGTTCGGTCAAGAAGGCGTCCATTGCCGCTTTGAAGTCGTCCTGGGACATTTCGTTGGTCTTGTCCTTCGCGACCCGTTCCAGATAGTTGAAGGGGTCGTCAATGGCCTTTTCCAGCGAAGCCTTGAACTGTGATAATACCTTCGTGCTTTCCAGCTTCGTTTCTTCAATGGCCGCGGCGACCTGGTCCCGAAGCTTGTCGGTATTGCCGACGTGACGGAAGCGACGCATTCCGCCGCCTTCCCCGCCGCCGATAAGGGCGTTCGAACATTTGACGCGCCAAACGACGCCCGCGATTGTGACCGACCGAAGGCCGACTTCCGAATTCGAAATGTGAAGGCCAGTCTGGACCACGTCGCCGACCCTGATTTCTTCTTCCGTGTTCGGCCAGGTGATTGACAAGTGAAGGACCTGGTCGTCGGTATGATACCAGCGGACGGTCCCGTCGCCGATATAGGGTTCGGCGATTGTGAGAAGTTCCAGGTCGTCGAACGGTTCGAAGTCGGCGGACATAAGCGCGCGGACCTTGTTTTCGTCAATGACACGAAGAAGAACTTCCTTGTCGTAATGGTTTTGAATAAGCCAATTCAGGTTCAAGACTTGAAGCTTTTCGGGAAGCTTTTCGAAGGTCCGCTTCGCGAAGTCCAGGCGGGACAAAAGTTGCCCGTGGGCGTGGGGAAGAAGGCCGACGGCCGCATTGCTGAAGCCGTGACCCGCGGGGACCACGTCGGTCGTCTTGAAGGGGACCAGGGCCCCGCCCGTTCCTTCTTCGACGATATACTGGAAAAGCGGAAGCCTGGTCGTTCGGTCGAACGGATTATGCGTCGCGTCCCATTCGCGGGCTTCCCCGATAACGTCGGCGAAGGCGACTTCGCGCTGGTTCAAGCGGCGGACGTTTTCGCGAACGCGGGCCTTTTCGGTTTCATTCAAGACGGTTCCCTGGGTCATGCTGTGTCTGTTTTCGGTTGTCATGGTTGATACTCCTTTCGGTTTCCTTCGGGGCCCCGTTAAAATTCCAGGGCCCCGCGCTTTGTTATGCCTTCAGAATGGCATTCAATACCCGCCCCATTTGGGCGGCGGCCTGTAAACGCTTGGCGTCCTGGCGTTCGTCAACCAGGCGGTCCAGTTCCTTCTTCCGTTCGATAACCTGGCCGACGGTCTTCCCGCTATCGCCCCAGGCATGGGTCAAGGCGTCGTCGTAAGCTTCGGACCTGGCCTTCTTCTTCGCGGTTTCGCCTTCGTCGTGTATGGCATGACGAAGACGGCGGACAATGGACCCGTCGCGTTCCTTCGGTTCCTTCTTCGCGTCCAGGTCGGCGTATTCGCCGCGATAGTCTTCGCCTTCGGCGGTCTTCAGAAGTTCAAGGACCTGGTCGGCCAGGCGACCGACTTCGCCCCCCCAGGGCGGCCGATTGCTATTCCAATGCGAAGGGCGGGCGTTCCGAAGGAAGTCGTTGACCTTCTTGTCGGCGTCAACCAGGGGCTTCAGTTCGGCCATGCGTTCGACGATTTCCCGATAAGGTTTCGGAAGGTCGTCGCGGTCCAGAAGGTTCGCCCAGGGGATAGCTTCTTCGGCTTCCTTCGCTATCTTGTAGGCGTAGCTTTCAGCTTCCCAACCCTGGCGAAAGTCCTTGTATTCGGCTTCGGTCAAAAGACCCAGGCCGACCCATTTGGAAACGTCCCCTTCGTGATACTTGCGGGCGTTTGCTGTGATAGTGTCCAGGCATTCCAGGCGGTTGATAATGTCCGTTCGTTTCATTGTGTTTCCCCCTTTCGATATTTGATTATAGTTCGGCGACGTTCGATACCAGGACGGCGGCATAAAAGGCGACGACCGCGACCAGGCCGACGGCGGTCACGGGTTGGGTCCGCGGGTATCGGCGGCCCAGGCGGGCCAGGCCCCAGGCAACCAGGGCGGCGGGAAGTATCTTGACCACGGGCGACGCCCAGGTTCCCGCAATCGGGGCCAGGAACGAATTGACTTCTTCGAAGCCGTGGTTCACGGCCCAAAGCGTCAAGAAGCCGTCCGTCGCTTGTGCGGCGACGAAGGCCGTTCCCAGGATTGCAACCAGTTTCTTCATACGAACCCCCTTCGGTCGTGTCATACGACCATATTCAGTCTATAACTATGTAATGCCCGTGTCAAGCCCGTCGCCCTTTTTACGCCTGGGGAATAGCTTCAGAATAAAAGTAATTAGTCCCAGGACTAAAGTCCTATACGGGAAAACGGTCCAGGAAAAAGAAGGGCCCCAGGCCGTTGATAAGCGACCCAGGGGTCCCGATATATCTGTGACAATAGTCGGGCCCCAGGGGAAGCCCGTTTCCCCCAGGGCCCTATCCGAAAGGAAGACCCCGCCCGTGATAGGCGGGCCCCATTATGGGGCGGTTGTTCGGCGTTGCTTGCCGTCTTTTATGTCCCGTTCCGCGGCGTTCATTCGTTCGGTCAAGCCCGTTGAAACGACGCCGCAATGATTGACCATATCGTTGACCTTTCGCCCCAGGGCGGCCAGGCCGTCGTTTTCGTCGTCCAGGGTCTTGATAATGTTTTCCTGGTTGATTGCCAGGCGTTCGTCCCTGGCGGCGGCCGATTTCCCATTCCGCCGATAACTTGCGACGACCCCGCCACAAGCGACGACCGCGACGACGAAGGACGACCCCGCGACGATTATTTCGATTGCCATGTTTCCGTTCCCCCTTTTCTAGTTTATGAAAGGTCTTCCTGAAGTATTACTTGCCCCAGGGTGATAATGCTATCGGTCGCCCCGCCCAGGCCGTCGCTTTCCACAAGGACCGACCATTCCAGGTCGCCCGTCGGGACCACGGTCAAGGTATCAATCAAGACCCCGTTCAAGTAACATTCGACCGACGTCGCGGCAATCAAAAGGAATTCGACGACGTATCGCGTCGCGGCGGTTATCGTTTGGGTTCCCGAAGCGTCCACGTCCGAAGCGTTCATGCTTTGGAATTGCCATATTACCCCCGTCCATACCAGGCCGAAGGCGTGTTCTGAAGCCGAAACGGGAAGGGCCGCGCCTGGCGTTTGCCTTAGACCTATGAACGCGCCCGCCGTCGAACGACTGGCGTTGATAGAAAATTCCTGGCGATAGTATGGCGACCTTGAAGCATTGAAGGCCGTGTCCTGGGCGTTGTTTTGTTCGACCTGGCCGTATATCCATTTCGCCCCCGCCTGGTTATCGTCAACCTTCAGGACCGATTGACCGAAGCCCCCCATTTGGAAAGCGGCCCCCGCCCCGCTGTCGCCCTGGGTTATCTGGTAATCGCTGTCGGAAGCGTCTTCCCAAGTGACCACGACTTCACGGACGAACCTATGAAGCGCGTATCGGGGCCCCGCGTATAGCTTGTCGAAGTGTCCTTCGTCCCAGGGCTTCGTCGAAAGCCCGATTCGTTCCGTCCCCGCGTCGGGGACGACGTCGTGTTCCAGGACAATGTCAACGCCCGCTTCGCCCTTCAAATATGCCAGGTTGTCAACAATGTCTGTATTCCAGTCGGCGGCCGTGACCAGGTATCCCGTCGCCCTTATTGTCGGCGTTGTCCAGGCCATAATTAAACCCCCTTCGCCGCGGTCAATAGTTCGGCGGCGTGTTCTTTGTTCTCGCGTTCCAGGTCTTCGACCGTTTCCCTGGGCGTCCAGTTTCGATTGTCCAGGGCCCGAACGACCAGAAGTTCTTCAATCCTGGCGCGGTCCTTCGGGAATTCCAGACGACGGTATTTATGGCCCATGTATGAATTCTTACACGAACAACAAAAGAACCAGCCTTCTTCCCAGGCGTATTCGGCCCCGCCGCATTTCGGGCAACCGACCAACCAGGCCCCCTTGTTGACGAATGCCTTCACGGGGAAGGAAAGTTCGTCGAACCCCGTTTCCTTGAAGTGGAACCGCATTCGAAGGCGGCCCAGGTAAACTTTCCGAAACATTTCGAAGTCAATCGTCCTGGCCGTTGGTCGCGTGGTCATTGACCCGAACCAGGTGTTCGCCGTGATAAGTCCGTCCATAATGTCCCCCTTCGTTAAAATCCAAGTGTCGTTTTGTCGCCCAATTCGCCGAAGCCCGCGACCCCTAGCAACCAGTATAAACCTTCGGCCGACCCTTCGGCCGCTTCGACGAACCAGGTCGTATTGTGGACCGTTCCGCCTTCCTTAAAACCATATTCTTGAATGACCTTGTTGATATAGAAGTCGCGGTCAAGGCCAAGCCTGGTTGACGATATGGTTATTCGGTCGCTGATTTCCCGAACCAAGCATTGAACCCGAATTGTGTCGTCGGGCCAGTTCGACCGCGCGACGTGTCGAAGTTGAACGGGCGTCGGGACGGGTTCGTGATACCTGGCCTTCAACCATTGAGCAAAAGCCAATATATCATTCGGCCTGGACTTGAAAGGCGCGTCCACTTCCAGGGTCCGCTTCCCGTATGCTTCTTGTGAAGTCGTGTCTTCTTCCAGGAAGGTCAAGTTTTCGCCGCCGAATAATACGCCGTAAATAAGAAGCGTTCGGTCGTCGGGCGCGCCAACGGGCGGCGTATCGGGAACGACCAAATAAGCCCCCGCGGAACCCGCGTTGGCAATCGAAAGCTTGACCGCCTGGCCGTATTGGGTCGCGGTTATCGTTATATCGTCGGAAACGTCCGTCCCTGTTTTGTCGGGTTGGGAATTCGCGTTCCAGTGTGTCCCTTTGACAAGTGAAGTGAAGGACGACAAGGGCGAATTGAATTCCGCCCAAATGACGACCGTCGAAGCTTGCGGAATATAAGGGGCCGCGTCGTCGCCAGTATGGGCGGACCATACCAGGTCGTCGTCAATCGTTGCCAGGTCGTAACCCGACCACAATTGAACGCCGCCCGCGAAGTATCGGCGGCCCGATACCAGGACTTCGTTGAACAATAGCCGCTTCGAATATTCGTATGCCATTTCGACCATTGTGTCGGCGAAGGTCGCCTGGGATACAAGGCCGTTCCCCGTGATTCTATAATGGCGGCTTTCGAACCGCGCTTCGCCCGTTCGCTTTATGAAGAAGCGTCCCTTTTCGGTCATTTCCAGGTCGCGGGCCGCGTTCATTCCTGGCGTCTTATGGAACCAACCGACTTGAAGGGTATCAATACCCGTGTCAATGTCGCGGGCCCCCGCGGGCCATTTGGCGGCGTCCAGGACGTCCCCCATAAGTTCGCCCGCGTCGGTATCGGTTCGAAGGGCCGTTGTGACCTTCGTCCCCGCCAGGTCGTCCATTCCGTCCAGGGCGACGATGTAAGCGGTCGCGTTGTCTTCTTCCGCCCTGGGAAGTATCTTGTCAATTCGGCCCGTGAAGTGGTCGTATTGAATGCCCTTGTAAACTTCATATATGGTGATACGGGCCCCCAGGTATAACAAGCCATAAAGCGGCGAATCAACCCGTTCGGGACTGAAGGACCCGTCGAAGTTGTCGCATACCAGTTCACAAATGCCCGCCGCGGCCTGGGCCAGTTCTTCGTCCCAACCGCGTTCCGTCCTGGCGGACAAGACCAGTTCAACGTCTGGTTCGGTCAATTCGAAGACCTGGTCGTCGTCTTCGTCCCCCAACCAGACATATATTCGGTCGGGCCGATACATAATGAACGCGGCGTCTTCGCCGTAAAACGTTTCGCCGCAAGCGGTTTCAATTACGGCCCGATAGTGGTATGTTTCCAGCGGGTCAAGGCCGCTTATATCGGCCGAAAAGAACTGGTTAATCCGCTTCGTTTCGGGCGTTGTTTCGTTGCCGTATCCGTCGGTCAAGCCCCATTCGAAATAGACTTCGCATTCTTCGGCTTCGTCCTGGACGACGTAACCGTTCAATCGAAGTTCGTTCGCCGAAAGCTTTTCCCCGTAATCGGTTCGGACTTCAGCATTCGCCCAAAGGACGCGCATTTCGAACCAGTCGCCGAAGGCTATCCCGTATGAAGCTTCTTCGCCAACCGTTATTCCGCCGACCAGGGCGTCGGCTTCGGCCAGGGACCAGGCGGCCGACGTATTCAAGTTGACGTAAAATACTTCGCAACGGGTATCGCCCAAAGCCGCGACGTGAATCTTCGTTCGCGCTGAAGAATATGTCGTCGAATGGGTTCGGACTTCCCTTCCCGCGTTCCCGTAAGGATACGCATTCGCAAAGAAGCGGGCTTTCCATTTGACCTTGATTATTGATTCAGTTCGCCGATAAGGGTTCGTCAAAGTGTAGAGGTCCGTATAATAATTCGAATTGTAATAACTGCGTTCGTAAACGCCTTCGCCGCTGATTGAGCCCCAATATCCGCCCGCCGTGTAAATGGTATCTTTGGAACGGACCAGCAAATAATGGGGAATGTCCCCGCCGCCAAGTGAGGGATACCCCCCGCCTGGCGAAGTATCGAAGCGGATACCAGCCGAATAATTCCCCGAAGGCAAAAGGATATTAACGTCATAGTTCGTCACGATTGCCAGTTCGTTTCCATAATTGTATCCGTATGAATTATGGGCCCAGGCGCGGACGTAATAAGTTCGGCTTGCTTCCAGGTTCGAAAGCGTAATGGCGAAAGCCCCGACCCCGTAATCGCCTTCTTCTTCGACCGAATCGTCATATCCTGAAGCCCCTGGCGCGGTCAAATAATCAGGCTTCGACTTTGAAGTCAACCCGTAAACGAAGCCGCGGAAGTCGGCGTTTGCCGAACCGATTGACGTGATATAACCGACGGCGTCAATATGGTCAATTTGCGCGTCGGTCGGCGGGTCGGTTCTAACGACGGGCGTCGGCGGTAACGTGGTGAAGAACTTTTCTTCGCCGTAAATATAGGCGGCTTCCGAATCGTAAGCATAGGCGCGAAAGTAGTATTTCGTTGATGCTTCCAGTAAAGTCATTTGAAGGGCGAAGTCGCCTGGTTCAATCAGGGCCGATTCAACACTGTCGTCATACGTCCCCGATTCAATGCCCCATTCGAAGCCAACGGCTTCAATGCCAGTCACGCTTTCAATTGACCCGTTCCCCGTCGCTTGATTCGATTCGATATTCGTTGCTTGATAAGTATAAATATCGGGTATCGTTGCGAAGGATATTTGGTCGCCATAAGCCCAACCTTGCGAATTATGCGCGCAAGCCCGAACGTAATACGTCGCCCCGCTGTCCAGTCCCGTTTGCGTCCTATCGAATACGCCAGCGGCGAAGGAACCGCCTTCCGTCCAATAGTCAGAATAATCACTATCAGCGGGGGCCGTGTCCCCTGGGTCGCCGAAGCTTTCCTTGCCGTAAACGAAGCCGCGGAAGTCGCAATTGTCGCCGCCTGTGCTTACGATTTCGCCGTGAAGGTCGGCTTGTTCGTTGCCGATATTGTCCGCGTCCGCTGTGTCCATAACTGGAACGGTAATGGCGGAATATTCAACAACCAGCTTCGGTTTATAACCAGCCCCCTTTTCAGAATACCAACAACACATATAAGTATCTAGGTCAGATATTCCGCTTCCTGGGGGAGTGGACCCGCCGACGTCATAATCAACGTCACGAATTCCGAACTTACTAATTCCCGTCTTCGATATGTTCGCGATACCAGCGGCATTCAAAATGAAAGCATTATAGCCGACTAAACTCCAACTGGCATATTGCTTGTCGGTATCACAAAGCTTAGTTGCACCCCACCCCAAATAGTTATAATCCGTCGTAGTAAGTTCGGTATTACTAGCCGTCGTGGGGACATAGATATTAAGCGATATAGTAGAACTTGACGGGTTTCCTCTCACACTACCAAAAGGGGAAAGGGTCGCCGATATGACGGTCGCTTCGTCAGGAAGGCCCGAAGTATCGAAAAGAAGTATTGGTCTTGAAAGATACCTGAATCCAAGCCCGCCAGGTCGCCATCTCCAATGAACGCCGTCGCAGAATTCGCCGCCATCGTCATTATCAATCTTGTTGTTGCCAACTGTTGCCCTTATAGCGGCCCATGACATATCAACACTGGCCTGTCTTACTACTCCATCACAAGACGTTGAAGTCGGGGAAGCGTCGGGGTAGAATGTTTGACTATCAGATATGTTTACAGGGTATCTTCCGAATTCTTCGAATTGTTCGGGCGTAATGACTTCGTCTTCGCCAATAGCAAACGAACCAAGTTTAAGCCGAAGCGTCCCGACCTGATTATACTTCAGCTTGACCGTCCCGCCAGGTTTCTTTTCGAATAACCAGGAACCCAAAAGACGGCCTTCAAGAAGCCGCAATCTTCGCTTGCAAATTCCATAATCCCATTCAAGGACGTTTTGATTATAGTTTTCGTTGAATGGGTCGCTTTCCAACCAGTTCGGTTTTTCCGATTTCGGAAGAACTTCGACGCCGTCAACGAAGACCTGGGCGTGGAAGACAACCTGGTCGCCCAATTTTGCCCCGTTCGGTTGCGGGTATAGACAAGTAAGCTGGACCTTCGACCCCGATACAATGGCCGAAAAAAGGTTCGCCCGCGAATACCACGCGCCTTGTTTCTCTGAATAGAACCAGGCCGCTTCAATCTTTTGGCCGCCGACCTTGACCATTGGAAGCTGTGATATAACGGCGAACTTCCGCTTCGAAACGCGGTCTTCGTATAATTTGGCGTAAGGGTGTTCGGGTGTGTAATCCTGGACGAATGCGACGAAGTCTTTTTCAAGGCCCGCCGTCGCCAAATGGGAAAGCAAAGTCTGGTCGGTTGTCATTCGCGCGGGGTCGCTTACTTTCTCAATTTCCATTTGTTATCTTCCCAACCTGGTTTCTTCCCTGGAATATCGCTGGACTTTGGAAGCGAACTTCCTGGCTTCCGCGTCGTTTCCCGTGAATGCCTGGGAATTGATATTGACGACCTGGGTCGTTCCGCCCCCACGTCCGCCGAACCCGCCCGTCGCGGCGACGATGCCCGCGGTTCCCGCCGCGGCGATACCCAGGCCAATTCCAATTCTAGCCCAACCAGCGGGGCCCGAAAGGGCGGCGACAAGCGTTTGGGCGATTGCCAGGGAACGCAACCAGGTTATAAGCTTCCCAATATACGGAATCATGTTCATTATGGCCCCCGCCGTCGCGCCAATGGCCCCCGCGGTCAATAGGAATGTCGAAGCGGTCTTCGCCAGGGGGTTGTCCATTTTACCCAACAAGGCCCCGACGCCGACCAGGGCGGAACCGACGGCCGTCAAGGTCATTTGGGTTTCCGCCATTGTGATATTCGTCTTCGCCGTGGTCTTCCCCAGGTTTTGCATTTTGGCCGAAGCTTCGTCCCGCATTCGGGCGACTATTGTTACGGCCGCTTCATTTGCCATTGAATAACCCCCTTATGGTTGCCAGTCCCCGCCGTATTCGGCGACGTTCTTGACGCCCTTGTAAATGATAATCTGGTCAATAAGAACTTGCGAAAGTTCGTCAAGGACCTGGGGCGGCAACCCGATTTCACATATTAACATTGCTTCTTCCAATTCAGGCGGCAAGCGATAACGTGAAGGTAGTTTCAGGGCCTTGAAAAGCCCTTCCCCTAGTTCCCGCCGCCGCCCTTTGCTAAAGGGACTTCGCCGTATAATCCATTCGCTTCTTCGACCAGGCGTTCGATTATGGGTTCGGGAACGACGTCAAGGGTTGCCTGGTCCACTGGACCGAACGACCATTCGTTGACTTGCTTCAAAAGAATAATGTCGTTGACGGCCGTGAAGTCAACCTGGGCCAGTTCGATTTGAACTTCGGTCGGACCTTCGACCTTTGTCTTCCCGTCCCCTTCCTGGACGGATAGCGTCGCGACGGTCCCGCCGTCGGGCGTCTTCATAAGCGGCCGAAGAATAGCGTTGACCGCCTTTTGGGTCCCGTGTTTCAGTTGAAGACAAAGGACGGCGTATCCGCCGCCTTCGAATTCAATCCTTTTGGTTGGCATTTCGTAAGCCATGATTCCCCCTTCCTTTCGGTTACTGGTTGACTATGAACCCGTTCTTGATACGGTCCCTTCGACCTGGCATTCGACGCGGGCGGTCAAAAGGCTTCCGACCCTGGTCAATATAGTATAATTCCGAACCCAACAAGACCCGTAATACTTCGGGACTGTAACGCCCTTCGGATAGTATTCAAAGGCCGTCGCCGCCGTATGCCTGGAAAGCGGTCCGAAGACCGTATCGGGCCCGACGGTTGCGTCCGCTGAAAACATAAGTTCCAGCGTGAACGGGACGTTTTCAAGGGTCGGGTGAAACTTCCTTCCCGTCACGTTCAACCCCGTCGCTTCGTTCAATTCCCTGGGTCCAGGAAGCCCGTCAATTGAAACGATATACGGGGATACGTCCCGAAGGTCCGAACCCGTGTCCGTGATTTTGAAGACCGATAATCCGCTGTCATATAGTGACATTTTACTTTTACCCCCTTATTCCTGAATTGCCGCCGCTGATATAGCCGACGACCTTTCGACCCATTTTGTTGACGATTTCCTGAATGCCTGGAAGAAGTCGGTTCAATACGCGGATATGATACGGGTTCGCTTTCGCTGGTCCGACCCGCTTCCTGAAGAATTCCTGGTCCCCGATAAAGAAGTGAAGGAATTTCCCTTGCGACGCTTCAATGGCCTTCCGTCCTTCCCGAACTATGAAGCCATAAAATACGCCCCCAGGCGACCGCGCGGCCTGGCGAACTTCAAGGACCTGGTTCAACGGGCCCCCGATAACCTGGAAGACCGTTGACTTTGCCAGGTCGCCCGATACCTTCGGGGTTTCATTCGCCAGGGGCCCCGTCCCCGAAGCGGGGACAATCAGGCGGCCAATGTCCCGAAGCCCTTCGTTCAAGGCCGCTTGAACCAGGGCGTCGCCAGCTTTCGCCATGCGGGATTGAACTTCCTTCAGTCCGAAGACTTCGAATTCCATTTGGGCCATTATTCAACCTTCCCTGGGTCGAAGATTTCCAGGACGTTCAACGTATGCCTTCGGCCGCGATAAACGCCCTTCCGTTCGGCCAGTAAATCGGGCGAAGTGGACACGACCATTTCCGTCGTTTGAATGTCGGCCGTCCCGTTCAAGCGGGGATACTTCGCCAGGGTATCAATGACCTTTTGGGTTTCGGTCCCGATACGGGAATCAAGTTCGGCCAGGTCCCCGCGCCAGGGGACCAGGACGTCCACGTTATAAACCCAGGTCCGCCGTTCCAGCTTCAAGGTTATCGCTTCGCGGGTATGGGTTGAATACGATATGAAGCAAAGGCGGGCAAGCCCCTTCGCCAGCGGCTTTCGGTCATATACAACGCAATTCGTCGAATCAAAGTCCGCATGAATGCGGACCGTGTTCACGATACCAGTTTCAACCGTTGCCTGGCTCATTCGTCCCCCCCTTCCCCACCAACCAGGGAACGCCTTCCAGGATAGTCGTCCATTCCCCGCGTGAATATTGGGTTCTTTTCGTTCCCGTCGGCGTCGGCCTGGGAACCAGCGACCACGTCGGCCAGGCGGCCCTTGCGACGGGCGGCCCGTAACCGTTGTTCGCGAATCGCTTTCAGGGCCGACTTGAATTTGTTCGAATAGACTTCCGCCCTGGTTGTCCCTGGGGCTTCGACTTCTTCAATCGGATTGTAACCTTCAGACGGGACCGTGGACAATAGAACCGCGGCCGCCCCGTAAGCGTTCGCCGCCTTCAGGAAGGCGAAGGTCGTCGGATAGTCGGCCAGGACCACGGGGACGGTATAACCGACCTGGTCCAGTTCGCGGTTCAAGTCGGCCGCGGCGTTGTCCAGTTCGCTTTCAACCTGGACCAGCGTCGGGACCGTGGTTTCGTCGAAGGTTCGGTTCAAAACAATGTCGCCGATAAGCCTTTCGACGTCTTCGTGTTCGGCATAAGTATTCGCCCCGACTGTCATATCGTCCCCCTTTTATTCGTCGTATTCATGGGACCCGACGAAGAAGTCAATCGTCGCGTTGTCGGTCGCGTTCTTCGCCCGAACCCATACCTTGTCGGTTCCGCAAGTCGCCCGCGGCATTATCAATTCGACGGGTCCGCCCTTCTTCGCTTCCGTTATCATAACGTCGGAATACTGGCCCAGGGCTTCCATTGCGGAAAAGGTTCCCGACCCGTAAATGACCCGAAGGACCCAGGGCGTCGCGACGCTGGAAGCTTCAACCATAATCCGATGAAGGTCGAACGTCGTCTTCCCCGATATTGCGGGCGTGTCGGCGGTCCCCAGGACCAGGGCTTCGTCGTTCGCGTCGCCCCCGAAGTCCGCGCTTCCTGATATGGCGCGGAAGAAGGTCAAGCCCGCGGGGACGGCCCAATCGTTCCCCGACTGGTCGCCCGATTTCCCGAACCAGCGTTCGCGGTTGTGAACGTGTTCTTCGCTGATTATGGCGTCCAGGACGCCTTGTTCGATTTGGCTTCGTTTCAATACCATATCGCCCCCCTATATTCCAAAGGTTAAATTCGTAAAGACTGTGACCGACTTCTTCGGGTCGTCGGTTGGCGCGCCAGCATACGCCAGGCGAAGAAGGAAGAACGGGAAGGCGTATCCGAACCAGGCGTCGTCGAACTGGTCGGCGGCGGCAATGGCCCCCGTGTCAATTTGGTATGTCCCAGGGTCGCCGACGGCCCCGTCTTCAGTGTGCATTCCGTAAAGCGTCCAGGTAAGTTCGGCGTTCGGGGCGTTGTCAACGTCAACCTGGGGACATGACTTGCCCCGTCCTTTGAATACGAAGTCGTGGTTATCGGTATCGTCCCCGACGAATGACCCCGTTTGATG